GTTGGGAATGAAACTGCTGTAGTTGACCCAGGCACACTTTTCTGGTTTAATAATAAGATGCCACACGGTGCAGTGAATCTTGGTGAAGAGACCAGGATAACTTTTGTTTTTGATTTGCCTCATGGAAACAGTTGAATTTCTGGTATTAAAAAATCTACTTCATAATGAGGAGTATGTTCGTAAGGTTATTCCTTTTATTAAGGGGGATTATTTTGAGGATAGAAATCAAAAGATTGTCTTTGAGGAGATAATTAAATTTGTAGAGGATTATAATAAACCTGTAACTAAAGAAATACTTTGTATTGAAGCAGAGAAGAGACAAGATATAACAGATGATTCCTTTAAAGAGATTACAAACTTAATTAGTAATCTAGATGATGATCATACAGAATTTGATTGGTTAGTTAACACAACAGAGAAATGGTGCAGAGATCGTGCTATATATTTGGCATTGATGGAATCCATTCATATTGCTGATGGAAATGATGAAAAGAAAAATAGGGATAGTATTCCAACAATTCTATCAGATGCATTAGGAGTTAGTTTTGATACTAATGTAGGACATGATTACTTAATAGACTATGAAGAAAGGTATGAATCGTACCACAGGAAGGAGGACAAGATCCCGTTCGACCTTGAGTACTTCGACAAGATTACGAAAGGTGGGTTACCGAATAAGACTCTCAACATTGCTCTTGCTGGCACAGGGGTTGGAAAGTCTTTATTCATGTGCCATGTGGCTAGCAGTGCTTTACTCCAAGGAAAAAACGTACTCTACATCACTCTCGAAATGGCAGAGGAAAAGATTGCGGAGAGGATCGATGCTAATTTACTTAATGTCAATATACAGGACATAACAGATTTACCCAAACAAATGTTTGAAGGTAAGGTACAAAATATTGCTGAGAAAACTCAAGGCACTCTTATCATTAAAGAGTATCCCACTGCGTCTGCACATAGTGGTCACTTTAAAGCATTGCTACAGGAGTTGGCATTGAAAAAGTCATTTAAACCTGATATAATATTCATAGATTATCTTAACATCTGTGCATCATCACGATACCGAGCAGGAAGCAATGTTAACTCCTATTCATACATCAAAGCAATCGCAGAAGAACTACGGGGTCTCGCAGTTGAGGCGAACCTTCCGATTGTATCTGCCACTCAAACTACTCGTAGCGGTTACGGTAGTAGCGATGTTGAGCTTACTGACACCTCTGAATCTTTTGGACTCCCTGCTACTGCTGACCTTATGTTTGCCCTTATTTCTACAGAAGACTTGGAACCATTAAATCAAATAATGGTGAAGCAACTGAAGAATAGGTATAATGATCCTACAATGAATAAGCGGTTTGTTGTTGGTATTGATCGTGCAAAGATGAGATTGTATGATTGTGAGCAAAAAGCACAAGAAGATATTGTTGACAGTGGACAAGAAGAAGAGTATACTCCTGAAGAAACTAAATTTAAAGATAAGTTTGGGGGGTTTAAATTTAATTGACTATTTGGCAAAATTACATAAGCACTTATAGGTCAATGCTGCCTTGTAAGATTGAAAACTTATGGGCATCATGGCAAGCAAAGGGAACATCCTTAAATGCTATAGATCATTCGCATCCATACTTACTTAAGTCAAGACAGGTAGATATATGTGATGGTAAGAATGTTGATATATTTAATTGTATAGCTTATCCAAAAATAAATGCAGATGTCCCTACAGGACTTCTTCCTTGTTTTGGTATGGACTTGATGAAATTTTCTCCAAAGAAAATTATTATAGTATTTGATTTTCAACATCCGACTGAAGATTTTCTTTTTGAAGTTGAAGGATTGCCAATAGGAAGAGGAGATTATAGATTTTTTGAACCAGGTAATCATTTTTCAAAGAACATTTATATAAAGTATGTTAATGAATATGAGGTAGATGCTCATTTACCAATGTTTGAAAAGTATCTTCAATGTTATATTGATATGTTAGAGGCCATGCAACCAACAGGAGAAGATACTACAGAGTACAAAGACTTTGATTCTTATATGACAAAACTTGATCCTGTAGGAGGATTTCTGGCTGGTAAGTTTGGAAAAGAAAAGGCAGACAGTCTTGTTAATGATTTCCTATTTTCTTACGGATAATGACACATCATACAAAGTTAGATCCAGTATATACTGGTACACAAACAATATCACAAGCAAATTATTATGCTGTTAGGAAGGATGATTCTGCATTTAGGGAGAAGAACAGGCAGAAGTCAGCATTACAAAGAGCAAAGAGGAAGGAGTGGTGGGCAGAGTTGACAAAGGATGATGTGTGTTGTGATTGTGGATCGATTGAGTGTTTAGAACATGATCATCGTGATGGTGAGATAAAACTATTTGCTTTGGGTGATGGTAAATTTAGATATGGAAGAGTAAAGGTATTAGCAGAACGTGCAAAGTGTGATATAAGATGTCATGCTTGTCATATAAAGAGGCATTACGGTTAATGGATCTTACATTTTTAATACCAACTAGAATAGAAACAGAGGATAGATTGAGAAATATCATATCTTCTGTTTCTTATTTGTTAAAGCACTTGGATGCTAAGGTTATCGTAAAGGAAGTAGCACCTCATAATACCTTTAAGCACAGAGCATTGCCTGAGATTAAAAAGTATGCTGACACTAGTAACTTAACTTGTTTATTTGAAGAGACACAAGAACCTTTATTCTGTAAGAGTAAGGTATTAAATGATTTGATTGTTGCAGCAGATACAAATGTTGTAGCAAATTATGATGCTGATTGTATTCTTCCTGTGGATGCATATCGTCAAGCATATAATGCCATTCAGGACAATCAATTAGATGTAGTATATCCATATCAGTGTGGTATATACCAATGGAAGGCAGAATATAGTATGGACATTTATAATTCTTTTATTCAGAATCTTAGTACTGATGTACTAGATAAGAGTAAGACTCTATCCAACTCTACTATTGGTTGGTCTCAGTTCATACGGAGGCAAACTTATATTGATTCTTATATGATGAATGAGAACTTTGTATCATGGGGGTGTGAGGATGATGAATTCTATTTTAGAATGAGTACTCTTGGTCTTCGCATTGGCAGAACCAATAATTATGTGTATCATTTAGAGCATTCACGTACTCATAACTCTTGGTTTAGTAATCCAAATTTTAACAACAATTATAATCTTTGGAATACTATAAAAACATTTGACAAGGACAAGTTGGTGGAGTATTATAAAGGACAGGACTATCTTAAAACCCGTAGAAAACAGTTAGGATGATAGGATTTAATGCCTTAGGGCGAATGGGAAGGTTATGTAATCAGATGTTTCAGTATGCCGCATTAAAGGGTATTGCTAGAAACATAGGTGCAGAAATTTGTATCCCATATTATGAGCAAGCAGTTGATGATGGCATTGGAAATATGCTTAGGACTGAGTTGTTTGATTCATTTGATCTAGATGTTAAAAGGCAACTTCTAAATAATGGACATGCACCTGTGGTGTCTGAAAGGTTCTTTCATTTTGATGAAGAACTTTTTAAACTTTGTCCTGATCACGTAAGTTTGCAAGGGTATTTTCAATCAGAGAAATACTTCAAGCATATTGAAGATGAGATTCGTAGTGATTTTACTTTCGATGCAGGGATTGCTGATCCTTGTAAAGAAATGATTGAGGGTGTAGAAAATCCTATTGCATTGCATGTAAGAAGGACTGACTACATTCAGAATGCTGAGAATCATTTTAACTTATCTCTTGAATATTATGAAGCAGCATTGAAGCAGTTTGATGATGATCGTAATGTAATAGTATTTTCTGATGATCCTAAATGGTGTCTAGAACAAGACTTGTTCTCTGATGATCGTTTCATAGTCTCAGAGAATGAGGACAACAGAGTAGACCTCTGTTTGATGTCTTTGTGTAGTGATTTTATTATTGCTAACTCTACCTATTCTTGGTGGGGAGCATGGTTATCATCTAACAAAGATAAGAAAGTAATTGCACCTGTCCAATGGTTTGGTAAGACAGGTTATACCAAAGACCACAATACTAAAGATTTAATTCCT